TTGGTCAGGTCCGCGTGGCTAGTATCGTACGTGCCACGGTTGCCGATGGCGCTCTTGATGGCCTTTGGGTTGTACACACCCAAGTTCTTGGCGCCGTGCTCCACCGACCAGAACGAGTCGTGGCCCATGTCCTTGATGGCGTTCTGGATTGGCTCGCTCTCTATGAACCGCCAGTTGTTGCCGCCTACCGGGGTCTCGCCGCCTTCGTCCAGCAGGTACTGCTGCCGCTTGGGCAGGTAGTTGCGCAGCGCTTGCATGTGGCGCGGATTCTCGTAATCAAACGGGTTCTTGGCCTGGACATGCACGGGCATGATGTTCTGCGCGCTTGGCATGTTGCGCTCTTCACGCAAGGCAACACCTCTTTCGTGCTCGTGTGGCTTGACGGGGCGGCCAAGAACCTTAGCCAACTTTGCCGACGATTGGTTCTCTTCGTTCAACAACGCGGCGTGCTGCTCGGGGCTGAACACCTCACGCGGGTGCAGCTTCATCCATTCTTCGCTCATCTGCGCAAAGCCATGGGCGAACTTGGGGTCGGGAGACAGGAACGTGGCGTTGATCTGCTTGGGCCGGAACTCCTTGATGTCCTGCGCCGTGCCGTGGTACATCACCTGCTTGACCGCGCTGGGCGCCAGGAACTTCTGCTTGCCCTTCTCGCGCAGCTCTGCGCTCATCTGCTCAACTGAACCGCCGTCCTTCTTGGTGATATCTGGGTTGGCGGGATCGTAGGTGCCACGGTTGCCGGTAGCCGACTTGACTTGCGTTGGGTGGAAGGTCGCATAGGTCTTGGCGTTATCTTCCACTTGTTGCAGACCATCGTACCCGGCGGCCTTGAATGCGTTGATCAGCGCCGGGTTGTCCAACATATCATTGACACGGGCCGGACGTGAATAGCCCTCCGCAATATGGCTCACCGGGTCGGCAATATGCGATCCAACATTGGCATACCGACTGCTCAATGCCTGCGCAGCAATACTGCGAAGCGCGTCTTGGTCATTTGGCAAACCCGCATGCGCTAACAGCTCAGGCATTGTCAGCAGAGTCCCCGGCGGGAACTTGGTTAAGTTCAACGGGTTCTTGATGGAAAGGTGTACTGGGTACACCGCAGATCCTTTAGTAGCCTTGGCGCCCATGTTACGCCGGCCGCCAGCCACGAACTTGTTGGCATGCTCCGGGGCTCCTGTGAACCATGCGGTATGCCGATGGCTCTTTGCTGGGTCAAAGGATGTGATGTCTTTGTTGGTGCCGTGGTACAGAACATCCTTGACCGCGCTCTGCTCCAAGAACTTCTGCCTGCCCTTCTCGCGCAGCTCTGCGCTCATCTGCTCAACTGAACCGCCGTCCTTCTTGGTAATGTCAGGTGTGCTGGTGCTGTAAGTGCCACGGTTGCCAGTGGCTGACTTGATCTTGCGGGGATCAAACACACCGTAAGTTTTATAGCCGCCTTCGTTAATCAAGAACCCGTCGTGTCCTGCTGCCTGAACGGCTTCAACAAAGTCAGGGTCATTAATAACTTCCCACGCCTTGGTTGGGTTACGCATGCTAACCATGTGGGCAATGTCAACGCCAAATCGTTTAACAATTGGAAACGCTGCACTGGCTTCATCATTTGCGTCAAAGTTAAAAGTTAATGGCTTTTTGATCTGAGCATGGACTGGGTACATAGAGCCAGTTCCACCTGCATACCCCGAAGCCGTATACGGTTCTTCTGCCAGCCATGTTGGTTTACCAGTAAACTGACCAAACGCTTGGTCATCTTTATCGGCATAGTCATCATGCGCTTGAGTACCGTGGTACAAGCGACTTTTTATTGTGCTAGGTTTTAAAAACTTCTGCTTGCCCTTCTCCCGCAGCTCTGCGCTCATCTGCTCAACGCTGCCGCCCTTGTTGTAGAAGTCAGGCAGCGCGATCGCGCCACGCCGGATGTACTCATCGCGATGCTCGCCCAGCGGTTCTGGCGTGACCATGTTGCCGGGTACTTGTTTCCTCAGCGCCTCAATGTACTCCTCCTGCGACCGGCGGGGCAGCGGCTCGCGCAGCTCCGCACGGGGGAACAGCCGCACCAGTCCTTTCCTCTGGCCTATTGCTGCCAGCGCACGGTTGCGGTGGCGGCCCTCGTGGCCGACAAGGTGCGGCGTGATCGGCCTGACTGCGCCGTACTTGGCGTATAACTCGTTCAGCATGGCCCGGTCGTTGGCCCCTTCCTTGTCAATCTTCAGGTACGGGACATCCTCAAAGCCGCCAGACTGCGCAATGTCAACCAAGTGCTGGATGTAGTCGCCTGTTGGTATTGCGCGCTTTAGCTGATGCGTGCCCTCTCGGGCGTCGTAGGCTTTCCGCGAGGCAATGGTTGCCGGGTCCATCTTGTGCGTTTGGTACTCCAACGGCTTGGCGTAATCTTCAAAGTGCGCCGGGTTCATCGACATGATCGCCTGGGCGTTGTCGCCGGTGAATGCCTCGCGCAGTGCCTGCGGCGTGTACAGCTTGCTCAGGTTCCGGATCTCATCCGCAGCCCGGTCCAGCCGTCGGGCGCCGTACTGGCCCTTCTGCTGCAGGATCTCCTCGCGCATGGCGCGCAGGTTGGCCTCCTTGCTGCCGCCGGCCATGTTGACTACACCGCCCTCCTGAAAGTTACGTGAGCCAACGACTCCACCTGCTGCTTTCTTCATGGGTGGCGGGAGGACCGGGGTCAGCGCCCGCAGCGCTTGGCCCTGCCGGGTCATCGCCAGGATGTTGCTCTGCGGTGTCTGGGGCGACTGCCCGACCGGTGCCACGCCCGGTGCCGGACCGCCCATGGGCACCTCAGATCCTGGTGGACCAGCCGGTGGTCCTGATGGTGGTGCTCCGCCGGGGGCGCCCTGTTGCGGTGGCTGCGGCTGGCCCGGTGTGCCCGCACCCGGTGCAAGCTGCTGCCCAGGCATCATGGGCGCGAAGTCAACGCCGCCGATGGGCAGCGTGGTGGCCTTCCCCAGCCCTGGTGATACGTAGGTCTTGACCGCCATGTCCGGCGCCTCATCAACGCCCACAGAGCGGATGTCCAGCGCCTTCTTCTTCGGCTTGCGCAGCGTGTTGGCAAGGCGCATCTCATCGAGGTCCGGCTCGGCCTTGCCGCCCTCCGCGTATCCTCGGACTGCGCGCAGCTTGGTGTAGTAATCGTTCATCATGTTCAGGTACCTGTCATCAACCACTTGATGCGGAGCCGACAACGACATGGTCCGCGTGTACGCCGCTGGGCTTGATAGCTTGGGCTTGATGTAATGCGTTGCATCCAAGAACGACAGCTCCATTGGCGCCAGCTCAGGTGCGCGGCCCAAAGACGTGCCCAGGATCTTGTGGCTGTACGTGTTGTGATCTGCTCCGGGAACCAACTTTGCGCCGGGTACCATCTTACCGACCGCATGGCCGGTCATGTTGATTTCCATGTTGCGCAGCTCGGGTTCAGAGATGGCGTACTCCACGTCCAGACCATTTGGGAAACCCAACGCCTTGGTCAAGTTGCTTGACTTCATGCGGTTGTTGAACCACTTGCGCATCTCAGGATCTGCTTTCATTGCCTTGTACGACAGCGTGGGGTTCTCCACCCCAGGCCAATGTGGGAACGTGACCTGTATCGGGTTGCCTTTTTTGTCCGTGCTAGGAAAGCCTTGCTGCATGACCGTGTTGAAGGTCTCTTTGTGCTCTGGCTTTATTTCTGAGTTGCCAATGGCTTTGAGGTTGGCATCTGCAAAATGCAACGCAAAGTTGTTGCCGGGCCGGGCCATCGCCAGATGATGCGCAATGACGCTGGGTTCTTGTCCGGTGATTTGCGCCAACTCGGTCACGCGGTTTTGGAACCCTTGCGCCGGGCCGGGGCCAGATGCCCAGAACGGCCTTTTGGCTTTTGGCAAGTGCAGCTTGCCTTCCCCGTACCGTGATCCGCCTTCTTGGTCGGACCCAATGGGCTTGTCGTTCAAGCTCACCAATTGCTGGTCAGAGATCGTCTGGTCGCCGGGCAGCACCACGTTCACATCGCCCGTCTTCGCCGCGTAGACCGGTGTGGGCCTGACTTCGCGAGTAGGCTTTAGCTCATACTGGGTCTGTTTGATTCGCTTGGCTTCTTTGATTGACCGGCCTGCTAAGTTGGTCGTCTCGCCCGGCTTGGTGACATGCTCGCCCAACTGCTGCCGCGCAATGCGGTCCACAATGGCAGTCATCTCCTGGTTCGACGGTACGGGCGCTGGCGGCAGATTGGCCGGCCATGTTTGCTCGCCGCCCTTGGCAAAACGCTTGACATCCATCTCGCGCTTCATGGCCTCCACGTCACCGCCATCAGCATAGCCACGCATGGCCTTGATCAGGTCCTCGTGCGTGGTCTTCGTGCCGCCCATCTGGTCCCACACGTCGTGGTGGATCAGGTGCTGAGCAAATGGCTTCAGCTCTTTGGGGATCTTGTAGCCCAGCGCCTCTTGGCGCGCCGTCAGCCGGTCCACCGCCTCGGTGCCGCCCAGCCCGCGCTGGCGGTCCATCATGGACTCAGGAACCTTGGTCGGGTGCGACAGCGAGTGCAGGTTGAGCTGGCGCGCATCCAGCGTGGGCTGGTCGCCCCGGCCCAGCAGCGAGCCGATGAACCCGGACTTGGCGCCGGCGATGCCCCGGATCTTCCTTGCGAAGTCCCGGTACTCCTGCTTCGGCCCGGTGACCGCGTAGTTGGCGCTCGCCGACCGTTGGGGCAGCGTCTGCGCCGCGTACTTCATGGCCTCGCCTTGCACGTTCTGCTTGCCAAACGGCGCGAACTTAGTCATCAGGTCAGCGATCGCCGGTTGATGCACCTCGCCACGCTCGGCGGCGTCCAGGTACTTCTGGCCCATCGGCGAGCCAAGCCACTCGGCGAACGCGCCTTCAGGCCGCACCTCGCCGCCGGTGTTGGGCAGCTTCATGTCCCGGCTGGTGGCGGTCGAGTGCGACAGACCACCGCGCCCGATGCTCGATTGGGTGATGGTGTGCGCCTTGATCAGGTCACGAGGGGTCAGCGTGCCGGCCTGCGCCTTGGCGTTCATCTCCTGCATGAACTCCGCGTACTTCTCAACGTGCGTCGGCAGCTCGCGCCGTTCGGCAAGCTGCGCCTTGATGTGCTCCATCGGGTGCCACTTCCAGTCGTCGATCGTCTGGGTCGGGGCGTCCTTGTACGGCCTGCCGGCCAGTGCCGCTTGCATCTCTTTGACGGTCGGGGTCTTTGCCATGGTCGGTCCTATTGGTCGTACGGGTTACCCGCACGCTTGTTGCTCGTCTCGGCCGCGTCGGCGTAGTCGTCTTCGTCTACCCACTCCTTCGGGAAGTCGATCGTCAGCCAGCCTGCGTCCCTCAAGTATCGCAGACCCTGACTCATGGCGTCCACAAAGTCGTCGTGCTCCGCCTCGGGGAAGCTGCAGATCTGGCTGACCATGCCCTCGGCCCAGTCGCGGATGTAGCCCTTGCGGTTGCTCGACTCGGGCACCCAGACCCGTCCGGCCTTGATGATGTTGGCGACGATCGACAGGCGCTGGACCTTGTCCGCCTTGCCAGGGTTGTACGGGATCACCGGCACGCCGGACCGCCGCAGGTCCTGGATCAGGCTGATGCCGGCCGACTTGTCCTCGACCAGCAGCAGGTCCACCCTCTTCTTGTTCTTGCCCTCGCCGTACACCGTCTCGTACTCGTCCAGCACCTTGGGTCGCAGGTCCGGGTACTGCAGGTGCTCCTGCCAGCAGTCGATCACCAGCGCGCACATGCCGCCGTCCTCGGGCTTGTACACGCCCAGCGTGATGTGCGCCGTCGGGTCGTTGTGGGTCTTCTCGCTGGTCGCGCAGTCCAGGCTCTGGATGATGAACTCGAACCTGGGCAGCGGCTTGCCGGCCGGCCAGAGCTTGAACCACTCGCGCTTGACAATGCCCGAGTCCTCCGCGTCGATCAGCTCGGCCATGACCTCCTGGCGGTACAGCGAGGACTCGGGCGCGTACTGGTTGATCTGCGCCTGGAAGCTGGGTGCGAGGTTCTTCATGTTGACGAACGTGCTGGCCCTGGTAACGCGCACGTCTTCGCCGTCCCGCCCGATCAGGTCCACGATCAGGGCCTTGGGCTTTGGCGTCGTAGACACAATGATCTTCGTGTGCTTGCCCAGTCGCACCGCGAACTGGATCATGTCCCAGGCCTCCTGGATGTAGTCCCAGGCCGCCAGCTCGTCGAGCCACGCGCCGTGCCACTGGCCGCCCCGGTAGCGGTCTGGCTCCGACGCGCTGATGCCTTTGATCAGCGAGCCGTTGGTCAGCAGGATCTCGTGCAGACTCTTGTTGTAGTCGGCCACCAGGATCTCGGGGATCACCGCGAGCAATCCTGACTCACCCTCAAAACAGGTGCTACGAAGGTCTGAGGAGGTCGGAGCTGCGACCAACCAACGTGTCTTAGGGGTAGACCACGCCCACCAGCCCAGCGTCTCTGCGCTCGTCCTAGTCTTCCCAGATCCACGGCCGCCGCACATCAACCAGATGGCATAGTCGCCCACCGGCTCGAGCTGGAACTTGTGCGCCTTCATCACCCAGCGTGCGCGCCAGTCGAACGCCGCCCGCAGGTCTGGCGCCAGCCGAGCGTACTGCTCTCGCACGTCAGGTGCGCGCAGCAGCTCGGCAAGATTGCTCATTCCTCGGCGTGACGCTGCAGCGCCAAGTTCTTCAGCATCTCGCCGAATATGTCGAACTTCACCTCGAGCACGATCGGCGCCGTGTCGTCGCCGGCCACTGTCGTCCGCTGGCCGTAGCGCTTGGGACTCCAGCACGCAAGCAGCTTCAAGCGCGTCTCAATCTGCAGCTTCTGCTTGCTGATGCTGCCAGGGTCCAGGCGCTTGTTGCCCAGGTCGTCATGCACGGCCAGCGGGTCAGCGTCCGCGATGCTCAAAGCATCCTCCGCAATGATCTCGTAGCCGGCTTCGCGGGCGCGCACGAAGCGTCCATCAAACTCGGTGTCGTCGTCGAGCCAGTCGTAGATCAACTGGAAGCTCGGCTTGCCTGTCTGGCGGCAGAAGTCGCGCAGAGTTTTACCTGCCGAGATCCACTCGATGATCTCTGCCTTGGTCGTGTCCTGGTCGTACGTCGGTCTGCGTCCCATGCGCCGAGTGTAACAAGCCGGCGCGCAAATGCAACTTACAGCGTCACGGCAACCCATGCGAACGAACTGCCTGGGGGCAAGGCTGTCGTTCCCTCGGGCAAACGAGGGCCTTGCAACTGAGCCACGTATAGCGTGTCGCCGGTCTTGAGCGCAACGGTGATGCGCGCCATGGGCACGCTAAGCAGCGCAGCGGTATCAGCATGCCCGACGGCACTGGTCCACTGCAGCCCATCAAGCACGGGGCGTGCGATGCTGGCAAATCGAACCTTGGGCAGGTCAGCAGGGCTGATCATGCCGAGGCTGAAGGCATTGGCGACGTAAATCATGCGTACTCTTCGTCGCTGATTTCGCGGTAGCAAGCGCCCTCAAGGGCAGCGTCATTGCCCCAGCCCGAGTTGATCAGGTCAACCCGATGGGCAACGATCGGCAGGATCCGGCCTTGCTCTTTGAATGTTGCGAGGATGGTAGCCCCTATGGCATGGAACCACTGAACCAGATTGCCATCAATGATGGCCTCATGGTATGGCTCATCGGACAGACCGGTAACGGCCCAGCCCTCCTCTGCGGCCTCGCGCAGGGCGGCTGCGCGGGCTGTCTCGCCAGCGTCCAGCTTGCCGCCAGGGAAGCCAATCTTGCCCGACTCGCCACGATCCGCAGCGCGGGTAGTGGCTGCAAAATGGTCGCCGACATTGGCGACGACGAATGCTGCAAATACTGTGGTCATGGTCTGGTCCTGTGTGGGTTGGTATGTAGAGACTATAACACGAGGTTTGATCCCCGTGTCAACTATTTTCAATATTCTTCGGGACCTGCTTGGTCCAGTAAGACCTGGGCTGCGCGCTCTTTCGAGCACATGGGCCACTGGTCGCCCATGCGCGGAAACTCGTCGGCCCGGTCGCGCATTGCGCGGGCCTTCGATACTGCGGCCCTATTGGCTGCAGCAAAGACCCGCTTTGCGCGGGCTGCCAGTGCGATGTCCATTGCGTCCATAATTTTCTCCGTGTTGGTGTGTACGACAACTGTAGTGTAACACCTTGTTTGAGCCTGTGCAAACAATTTAATCAGGACAAACCCTACGCCAGCACCCATTCCGCGTTGACCACGCCAGGGAAGTACTCGCCGTAGGTGGTGAACACCCGGCCGCTGCTGCCCGGCTTCTGGGGTGCTTCGCCGCCGGTGACGGTGACCAGCGTGCCCCTGAACGTCTCCACCTGCTCGCCAGGGGCGATGACGCGGCCGTTGTGCAATAGCTTGCACAGTGCGCCGGTGTAGTCCCTTGATGTGATCATCAAAGGTACTCCGACAGGTAAGCGTGCTCGTACTGATCGGCGAAGTGCGCGCTGGCCGCGTAGGCCTCGCTGGCTGCTGTTGCGGCCTGCTCCTCAGCGTAGGCCTTGGCGGCCCTTGCTTGGCGCGCCTGGGCGGCTGCTACCAGCCGCTGCATGTCCTGGCTGACCAGGGCGTCGAATTCAGATTGGGTCATGGTGGTGTCCTCGTGTGGGTGTGGGTGTTAGAACTGGTCGTAATCGGAACGGTCGTCCCAGTGGTCGTGCAATGCCTTGGCCCGGATCTTGTATCCGATGAGCTCAAGCGCGTCGTCCTCAAGGTAGGACTGCTGATCGCCAGTCAGCTCGATCAGGCCGTTGTCATCAAATGCTGCCGTGATTTCAGCGGATGCCTGGTCTTCGTCGTCGTCGTAATCGTACGAAACGAAGACCTTGATTTCGCCCAGTCCTGGGACCTCAAAGAACAGCTCGTACTGGTCTTCCGGGCATGCGGGGAAAAGTTCGTTTGTCATGGTGGTCCTTGTGGGTGTGTGGTTGGAACACGTCCAGTGTAACAACTAGTTTGAGCCTTGTGCAACTATTTTCAATTTATTTTCAGTGCCCCCGGAACGGCTTGGTGGCATTCGTCCGCATCGCATCGACAACTTCGCGGAAGGTCGGTGTGTCCTTGAACTCGACGCCATGCAGGTCGTGCATGTCCATGCCGAACTCGAGCAGCGCGCCGTCCTCGCACCTGTGGGTTTGAAGCTGCACGATCGTGAGCAGGTACCGAAATCGTTCCGCGTCTTGGTCACTCACGGGATGTCCCCAGGACGCGGTGCTGCATCTGGATGTGCTCACGCTTGAGCCGCACGTTGTCTTCCTTGAGCCGGGCAATCTCGCCGGCTTGATAGCGCAGCCGGGACTCGGCCTGCTCGATCCAATCGGCCACGTCGACCGGTAATTTGAAGGTCTGTACGCTTTCTTGTACGTCTTTTGGCTCTTTTCTGCTGTTTTTTACGGCTTTAAACGACCCAGGAGCCGTTTTTGCCGCTACTGACACCAGTGCCCCAGCAACTTTTTTAACAGCCTTGGGAGCCGTTCTGGTGGGTTCGGTTTTTTTCATGGTTAACCCCTACAAGAGAGAAGGAAGGAGCAAAATACTGCCCCCATACAGATTGAAAAGTAAAGCGTTTTCGCTTTTAATACCAGCCACGGTACATGAGCTTGGCGTAGTGGATCGTGCGGTCGCTACCCTTGGCAGACATCATCGACCCCGCCGGCATGTAGTAGGGCGCGTCGATGTTGCCGGACAACAGCAAATCGTATTCCGTCATGGACTTGTAACGCTCGTCCATGTTCCACACCCAGACGCCCTCGGTACCGGTACCGACGTGCAGGTCCAAGAACTTCGTCTTTGTCATTTCCATTTTATTCTCCTGGGGCCGTGGCCCCGTTGATTTAGCGTGAGGTGACCTTGACCGTGAACACGGCCGAGATCGTTGCGTACTTCGCGATCACGTCGTCAGTGACCTTCAGGTCCTTGACGATCTTGGCGTAGGCCACGTTCTTGCGATCGGCCTGAATGACCGTGGCGCGGAAGTTCTCGCCGTCGAAGACGTTGTCCGAGCCGGTCGCTGCCGTGGCGGCTTCCTTGAGGGCCGTCTTGATCTTCTCGGCCTCGGCCGTCAGGTCGTCGATGTGGGCCAGCAGCGCGCCCAGTGTGTCGATGGATGTTGCCGTCAATGTGTGTGCTTGTGTCATGGTGCTCTCCGGTCTGTGTTGGTGTGAACGTAGTGTACAACGCTTTTATTGTTCTGTGCAATTTATTTGCAATTATTTGCAAGAACCCTTAAACCACCACCACTCACCACATCACCACCTCACCACCCCTTAAAGGGAGGTGGTGAGTTTGGTGACCATTTACCCTCACCATTTATCACCTGGTGACGTGGTGGTGAGTGGTGGTGACGTGGTGAGTGCGTAAAAAATTACACAATCTCTAAAATTCCCTTGTCGCTTTCCGCCACTCGTTTCTGCTCAATCAGGGCCTTCAGGTCCCGAATCGCGTGCGATCGGGCCTGTGTTGTGGTCGGTGAATCTAAGTACGGCGACACCGTAATGACCGCCAGCAGGAACTCGTTGCGCGTCACCGGACCGCCCAGTGCCTGCAGCGTCTCAAGCTGATCCAGGCATGCCGCCTGACCCTTGCCCTTCGGCGGGGCCTTCTGGGAAACGCTGGCCTTGGTGCTGTCGGTGAACGCCACGACGCAAGTCGATTCAGGGTCTCCGTCCTCGTCCACGCCCACCTGCACCATCTCCAGCTTGAACCCGAACTCTTGGCCGTCCTGCCCGCCCTTGAGCTTCGTGATCGTTGCGATCCGGTCGTCATCGGACCGGATGATCTCCAGCTCGAAGTCGCACGCTGCGCGCAGGCCAGACCAGCCACGAGCGCCACGGCTCTCGTCCTTGCCGCTGTGATGCACCAGCACGACCATGGCGCCCGTGGCGCGTGTGATGGCCCTGCAGTAGGCCAAGACACGGCCCATGTCCTCGCCGCTGTTCTCATTGCCACCGGGCATAACCTGAGCCAACGTGTCGATGACGATGACGGCGAAGGTGCCCTTGGGTCCGTGCGCCAGGAGCTGCTTGATCACGGCCTCGACGTCCATCTTTTCCAAAAAGTTCGGCGCCTCGGCGATGAACTTCATGTCGATGTCGCTGGGCTGTACGCCCTGATGAATACGGTAGGCCGTGGCGCGCTTGCGCATGTCCTCCTGCCCCTCAGCCGCTACCCACGCCACCGGCTTCTTTTTCGGGGTCTTGTTCCCGTTCCATTCCGTGCCCTGGGCCAGCGCGCCCAGCAGGTCCAGCGCGAAGAATGACTTGCCGCTGCCTGACGCGCCGTAGATGACGCCCAGCGTTGCGTTGGGCAACACGTTCTTGATCAGCCAGGACCCCTTTGTCCGGATCTCGAACTGCGCGTAGTCCTCCAGCAGGAACCGGGCGGTGTTCTTTTCGACCCTGGCCGTGACCTCTTGCACCGCCAGGATCACGTCGGGGTGCGTGCTGCAGTCGGTGAATGCGTCCAGGGTGTCATCAAGGCCGAGCGAGAATATGAACTCGTGCCGATTCCGGTCGACGCAGTGCGCGTGCAGGCACTTGAAGTGGCCCTGCGCGTGACCGTTGGTGTAGGGGAGCAGGTACTGGGTCGCGGACACGGCCGACTCGCTCGTGTGCTCGTCCTCGTACGGGCAGATGATGTTGTACCGGTCCTTGAGCTTGCCAAGGATCATGCCCCGCTCGCTCAGGCGCCGCACGATCGGGTCCGACTCGGCGATCTCCAGCAGCACCTGCCCCGAGCCGGCCCGTGGCAGGGCCTCGAGGACCTGCGGGGTGACGTCGAGCACCACCTCGTCGGCGTTACCGATCGCAAACCCCGAGCGGGCCGTGATCGGGTCCTTGCACCCACGCTCGAAGATCGGGTTGGCCGTGTAGTGGGCCTGGACAGGATTGAACAGGGCCATGTCGGCCGGCAGGTTCACCGACTGCGCGAACGCCTTGAGCTGGGCACTGGTGAGCGCTGAGGCCATCCAGAACCACACGTGTGCGCGCAGACCAGCCTCGGCCTTGCTGGGGTGGCCCGACGAGCTGGAGAGCTGCCAGTGGTAGCTGACATCGCGCCACGCGGCGGGTAGCTTGTTGTTGATGAACTGCTCGATCGTGCCCTGGTACCCGTCGATGTCGATCATCACCGAGTGCAGGGGCTGGTCGTCGAAGTAGTCGTTGGCCCTGCGGACCTTGCCGGGCTGGTAGTCCTCGGCGTCACGGGCCTTGGCGGTGTCGTCGCCGACGTACCGGCCACGTATCAAGCAGGCCTTGGGCTGGTGCTCAAGCCGGTGCAGGAGCATTGACAGGTCGATGATCCCGTCGATGTGGTGCTCGGTCAGGCTGAAGTACTTGGTCTCTTGGGCCGCGACGATCGTGCCATCGGCCTTCCATGTCTTGGTGGCTGGGTTCACTGCGTGCGTGAGCACGGAGATGGTATCGCCAGCGGCGGGTGTGCTATCTGCCAGAGGCAGTGGTTTCTGTGTGTTCATATATTCCCGGTCAACCCGGCGTCTGAGGGGTAGGTGAATCGCGGCGGCAGACGCGGGATTTGCACTTCAGCACGGGGATCAGCCATGCCTAGCCGGATTCGGGGCACAGTGTATTACAGCTCGGTCGGCGCAAGCAGCGAAAGCAGCCGGGGGTTTACGAGCAGCAGTCGGTGTACGCCCGTGATCTGCTCGCACTCAATAATGCGGCGCGTGGGCAGCCACCCCAGGCCCAACCACTTGCTGACGTTCTGCTGGCTCGTGCCCATCAGTTCCGCCAGTTCAGATTGCCCCCCCACGGCGTCGATCGCCATCTGGACCCCATTTGCTCGTCGTACCATTACATCCTCCCGTTTGTATTTCACAAATGTATCATCGAAAAAGAATTTAACAAGGGGTTGCATTGAACGAGTGATTGTGTGTAAGATGCGGACATCGACAACGCTGTTGTTGT